TCAATCAGTGGAGGCTCGCAATACTAATGAAACTCATCTGCGAAGTCAATGAAGACTTAAAAATCATCACAGAATCTAATGAAGCAGGTGAAAAGCAGTTCTTCCTTGAAGGTATCCTCATGCAGGGTAATCTTAAGAACAAGAACGGACGTATCTATCCAACACAAACTCTAGCCAACGAAGTTGCACGTTACAATCGTGAGTTCGTTGAGCAGAATCGCGCTTATGGTGAGCTTGGACATCCACAAGGACCAACCATCAATCTCGAGCGCGTATCACACATGATCAAGTCTCTGCGCCAAGAAGGTGATAACTTCATCGGCAAAGCAAAGATCATGGATACTCCATACGGAAATATCGTAAAGAATCTTATGAAGGAAGGTGCCAAACTGGGCTTTTCTTCTCGCGGTATGGGATCACTCGTTAAGAAGGGTGATATCATGGAAGTCCAGAATGACTTCCATCTCGCTACCGCTGCGGATATCGTTGCTGATCCATCGGCTCCACAAGCTCTTGCTAACGGAATCATGGAAGGTAAGGAATGGGTTTGGGATAACGGCATCCTTGTAGAAAAGGATGTGGCTCAAATTAAGAATGATATTAATGAGGGATACGGCACAAGGGAAAATCGTGAAACGGTTCTTCTGAATGCATTTAATAAGTTCCTTAAGAATATCTAAATGGCGTCGTTTTTATAAATAAACTAGAAGAATCTTCTAATAACCCTGAGGAGAATATCAATATGTCAGGTCAGGATACTAACGTCGAAAAGCTCGACGTGCAAGAAGCAAAAAAGGCGAGCTACGGCGTTAACGCTGAGATCGCTGACCCTACTGGAGTTCAAGCATCAGTTCCTGGTGGTGTAGCTCAACAGGGTGAGAAGTCTGGGCCTATGACTCAGGGTTCAGGTATTAAGCCTTATACAAAGGTAGGCATGATCAATGCTATGGTTCAGGCTCTTGGTGGCATGAAGAAAGCAGAAGTATCATCCATGTACGACAAGTTCAAGGGCGACAAGACAAACCCAACTCAGGGTTCATCTGTTGATCCAAAGCAGCGTTCAATCGGTGAGTCAAAGGTTGTTCGTGTTTCAGCTGAAGATATCGATGTTTCAGATGACATCAAGGCAATCTTCGCTGGTACAGAAGTTTCTGAAGAGTTCATCACAAAGGCAACAGAAGTTTACACAGCTGCTATCCTTTCAAAGGTAAACGAGCAGCTCGAAGCAGTTGATGCCAAGTTCGACGAGTCATTGTCAGAAGAAGTTTCAACAGTCAGCGAAGAACTCGTTGAGCGTGTTGATACCTATCTCGACTACGTTGTTGAGCAGTGGATGGACGCAAACTCAGTCGCTATTGAGCGTGGTCTCAAGGCTGAAATCGTCGAGTCATTCATGTCAGGCCTGAAGGGTCTGTTTGAGTCACACTATATCGACATTCCAGAAGACGCAGTTGACGTAGCTGAAGAGCTGGCCGATAAGGTTGATGCTCTTGAGTCAGCGATCAACGAAGAGATCGAAAAGAATATTGAGCTTTCAAACAAGCTCAAGAACTTCGAGCGCGAGTTCGCGTTCGCAGAAGTTTCAGAAGGCCTGACAGATACGCAAGTAGCAAAACTGCAGTCACTTTCTGAAGCAGTCGAGTTCGAAGATGTTAAGACATACAAGAGCAAGATTGCTACCCTTCGTGAGAGTTATTTCCCAACAAAGGCTTCGGCCGGGTCTTTGACAGAATCAGTAACTCTCGATGAGGAACCAGTGGGCGACGACGTTGCCGAAAAGCAGGTTCCAGTTGAAATGGCTGCTTATATGTCCGCGATCACTCGCGGAATCAAGAAGTAATATAGTTTTTAAGGAGAATTAACATGCAATCTCTGAATGAAACCGTTCAGAAGAAGTGGCAGCCAGTCCTGGAACATCCTGATCTGGCTCCCATTAAGGATACACACAAGCGTAGCGTAGTTGCACAACTTCTGGAAAATCAGGAACGTGCTGCTCGTGAAGACGGATTTGGTTCGGGCGGATATCGCGCTCCAGGTCTCCTGGGCGAAGCTGCTCCAACCAATGCTATGGCAGGTTCATCTTCAACAGCTGGTGACGGCTCGATCGATACTTTCGATCCAGTTCTGATCTCGCTCGTTCGTCGTTCGATGCCTAACCTGATCGCATACGACATCTGCGGCGTTCAGCCAATGACAGGTCCAACAGGCCTGATCTTCGCAATGCGTTCACGTTTCACGACTCAGGGTGGTGCGGAAGCTCTCTTCAACGAAGCTAACACAACTTTCTCTGGTTCAGCTGCTGGTAACACTGCTTCGCGCTTTGTTGTTGGTAACGCTTCGTCAGGTCGTTCGCAAGAAACTAACGATCCAACACTCCGCGCATCTGCTGCTACAACAGGTTCGTATACTGTTTCGACAGGTATGTCCCGTGCTCGCGCAGAAGCTCTGGGCGATGGTTCAGCTAATGCGTTCCAAGAAATGGCATTCAGCATTGAGAAGGTAGCCGTTACAGCAGTATCGCGCGCCCTCAAGGCAGAATACACCATGGAACTCGCTCAGGATCTCAAGGCCATTCATGGTCTCGACGCTGAGACAGAACTGTCAAACATCCTCGCTGCTGAAATCCTTTCGGAAATCAACCGCGAAGTCGTTCGTACAATCAACTACACCGCTGCTGCTGGTGCTCAGGAAAACGTAACAACTGCTGGTACGTTTAACCTGGACGTTGACTCAAACGGACGTTGGATGGTCGAGAAGTTCAAGGGTCTCCTGTTCCAGATCGAACGCGAGTCTAACCAGATTGCTAAGTCAACTCGTCGCGGCAAGGGTAACGTTCTGATCTGCGGATCTGACGTTGCATCAGCTCTTCAGATGGCAGGCGTTCTGGACTACACTCCAGCTCTTGCTAACAACCTCAATGTTGACGATACAGGCAACACCTTCGCTGGTGTTCTCAACGGACGTATCAAGGTCTATATCGACCCATACTTCGCTTCGTCAGCTGGCAAGCAGTATTTCACACTCGGCTATAAGGGCTCTTCTGCCTTTGACGCTGGTCTGTTCTATTGCCCATACGTTCCACTCCAGATGGTTCGTGCTGTTGGTCAAGACACCTTCCAGCCAAAGATCGGCTTCAAGACACGTTACGGAATGGTTGCAAATCCATTCGCAACGTCTGCAGCCGACGGCGTTATTGGTGCTCCAAATACCAAGGGCAACAACGTCTACTACCGCTTCGTGCAGGTTACAAACCTCATGTAAGAATAACCCTCCATGTGGGAGGGGTAAAGAAGACGGGTTCAAACCGCAAACTTGGGGGATCTTCGGATCCCCCTTTTTTGTTATAAATAATGATATGAGCGCAGTAGAAAACTTACCATCTAACATCAACTTTCTTGGGCAGAACGGTTTTCGATTTGCGATCAAGAGACTTCCTGGCGTAAACTACTTCTGTCAGGGAGCAACTCTACCTGCCGTTTCAATGACAGCTATCGAAAGCCCGACACCTTTCGCGTTCATTCCACGCCCTGGCGATAGACTGACATACGATCCGTTAGTCATTCGCTTCAAGGTAGACGAGGATCTTACCAACTACTTCGAGATTCAGAAATGGCTTGAAGGACTAGGGCATCCAGACAGCTTAAATCAAACTCGTCGTATCAGACGCCACACTTTCTATTCTCACAAGTGCTAAAAACGTCAATAGAAACATATTCTTTTACGATTTGTTCCCAATCAGCCTGACGGAACTCAGTTTCGAGTCTACCAACACTACGATAGAATATCTTGAAGCGACAGCCACGTTCCGCTATCGTAAGTATGCGCTAGAAGAGTAATATATCCCTGCGTAACACAGTCATTATATGGTACGAATCGTCGGTTGTCAAGAACAAAATAAGTCTTGACAACTAACCCTCTATACGGTATGATTATCCTATGAAATTAGAAGATATTTACGCCATGTGGGAAGCTGATTGCAAGTATGATGATCTCAACTTGGATAAAGACTCCCTCAACATCTCATCCCTCCACGCCAAATACAATCGCTTGCTGAGTGAAATGCGCAGCCAGTTGCGTTCTGCTGTCATAAAGAAGAAGTCTCACTACAGCACGCTCCGCGACTACTATCTTGGCAATCTCAACAATCCAGAAGATCTAGAACGCATTGGGCGTGGTCCGTTCCTGAACAAAGTTCTCAAGAATGAAGTGCAGGGTTATATTGATTCTGATGGTGAGTTAGTTCGCATGGATGAGCGTATAGCTTTGCTCGAAGAAAAGGTCGAAGTGATCGTTGAGATCATGAAGTGTATCCATAAGCGTGGATACGATATCAAGTCCGCCATAGAGTGGAGAAAGTTTACGAATGGATTTTGATTGATGGTAAAATTCGACTGATTATAAATAAACTTATGGAAACGTATAATTTTGCACAATCAGTATCAAACGCTCTAGGATTAGAGTTTACTCCTATATCAGATCAGGATTTAGAAATACCACATAGGTTTGACCCAACTATATCTAGAGAAGAAGCATTGAAAAGAAATAGTGAAATTGTTGTCTGCGATAGATGTGGCGTTTCGGGTAATAGACCTAATATGATTCGCTGGCATTTTGAGAACTGTAAAACTTCACTTAGAACTTGCGAACAATGTGGGGAAACTATTTCCAGACAAGGTATAAAAGATATACAGTATAAAGTAAAAAAGTATTGCAATAGGAAGTGTTATATGGAATACAAGAAAGGTAAAGCACCACTTGTTATGACCAAAGAAATACGAGAAAAACTTTCTGTCCATGCTAAGAAAAGAGAACAAGCTAAAAGAAACTTGAGGATCAAATGTGAGTGATATGATTCTTCATAAAATTGATGAAGCATGGTTGAGAGTAGAAGCCGAACCAAGTGTGTTTCGTGAGCTACAAGACTACCTAACATTTGACGTTCCTGGAGCAAAGTTTTCACCCAAATACAAGGCTAAAATCTGGGACGGCCGCATAAAACTTTTAGACGGCAGAACTGGAAAATGTTACGCTGGTCTCGTTCAGGAAGTATCTACATTCTGTGAGGAACGTGGATATATCCTAGAGATCGATCCTGAATTGACTATGACCGAGGAGTTCTCCCTTGCAGAAGCTAAAGAGTTCGCAGACACACTCAATCTTCCGTTCGTGCCTCACGATCATCAGCTACGCGCTTTTGCTCTCGCTGTTCGTAACAGTCGCGGTATTCTTATCAGTCCTACTGCTAGTGGCAAGTCTCTGATCGCGTATCTTATCTCAAGGTTTTATCATGACAACTTCAAGAGTCGTACTCTTATTCTTGTGCCAACTATTTCTCTCGTCCATCAGCTACGTTCTGATTTTTCTGATTATGGTCTTGAAGTTGATAGCTACGTTCATTGTGTCTTCGGTGGACAGGATAAACTCGTCGATAAACCAATTATCATATCAACGTGGCAATCGATTCACGAACTTCCTAAGTCGTATTTCGAACATTTTAACTTAATCATTGGTGACGAAGCGCATCTGTTCAAAGCGCAGTCACTGACTAAGATTATGACTAACGCAACAGAAGTTAAGTATCGTTTTGGTATGACAGGCACGTTGGATGGTAGTCAAGTCAACGAGCTAGTTCTTACTGGATTGTTTGGTCCTACTCACAAGATCATCGATACAAAGGAACTTATCGACAGTGGAAAACTTGCAGCAATTAAAGTTAAAGTTCTCGTCCTTAGTCATCCCACAGAAGAACGTAAGAAGATTTCTGGGGGAACATACCAGGACGAAGTTGAGCATATTATTTCGTTCAGCCCTCGTAATCTCTTTATTCGCAATCTTGCTGTATCACTTAAAGGTAACACTCTGATACTCTACGCATATGTCGAGAAACATGGTGAAGTGCTACATGACATGATTCGTGACAAAGCTGGCGAACGTAAGGTGTTCTTCGTGCATGGTGGAGTCGACGGTGAGGAGCGTGAGTCAATCCGCCACATCGTTGAGAAAGAAAAGGATGCAATCATCGTAGCGTCCTACGGTACGTTCTCGACAGGTATCAATATCAAGAACATCCACAACGTTATCTTTGCAAGCCCAACGAAGAGTCGCATTCGCACGCTACAGTCGATTGGTCGCGGACTTCGTATCTCAGATACAAAAGATAGCATGACGCTGTTCGATATTGCTGACGACTTGACTCAGAACAAGAAAAACAACTATACACTCAATCATCTCATCGAGCGCGTGAAGATGTATAGCTCCGAAGGATTTCCTTACGAACTACATAATATCAAGCTAAGGAGTGACAATGGAACACGGCGAAGTGTACTTTTTGAAGATGAATAATGGCGAAGATCTTCTCGTTCAGCTTCTAGGCGACGACGAAGATTGCCTGTGGGTAACTCAGCCATATCGTGTCGAGCTTATGCCTTCCGTCACAACGATGACAGTCACGACTTCCATCATGCGTTGGATTCCATTTGAAAGCCTGATGGATGAAAAGATCTGCATAAACAAATCAAACATCTTGACATATCTGATGGTTGATGATATAGTAGCAGATAAGTACCTCAATACAATCAGTGAACAAGCTAAAGAAGAACGCGCGAAGGCTAGAGAGCGCACTATGCAAACAGCTAGACAGTTTATGGCTATCGCAAATACTACAGGATCGTTTCACTAATGAACAAAGTAATCAAGCCTAAAGCAAAAAAGCATTACGTCAACAACAAAGACTTATATGCTGCAATGGTCGAGTATAAGACTCTCGTTAACGAAGCTAAAGATACAGGTAAGCAAAATCCTCGTATCCCTCACTACATTGGCGAGTCGATCATGAAGATCGCTACTCATCTTGCGTATCGTCCGAACTTCGCCAACTACACGTTCCGCGAAGAGATGATCTCAGACGGTATCGAGAACTGTTTGCTTTACATCAACAACTTCGATCCTGCTAAATCACAGAATCCATTTGCATACTTCACGCAGATCATCTACTTCGCCTTCATTCGACGCATTCAGAAAGAGAAGAAGCATCTCTACACGAAGTATGCTGCTATCGAGTATGCTAACATCATGGGCGAAACGTCAGAGTCGCAAGAAGGTGATCGCAGTAACAACTATGATACTGATATCAAATACGGCGAGTGGTCGAAGGAACAGATGGAGAAGTTCATGGGTGACTTCGAAGCCAGCAAAGGTATCAAGCGCGGAAGTAAGAAAACGGCGGTGAAAGAAGCAGAATGAAGATTGCTTTGATTACTGATACGCACTGGGGCGTTCGTAACGATCAGCTCGCGTTCCTTGACAATAACAAGAGATTCATCGATGAAGTATTCCTACCCTATCTCGACGCTCATAGCATTAGGACTGTTATCCACCTCGGTGATCTTGTTGATCGTCGTAAATACCTTAACATCAACACAGCTAAACGTTTGCGTTCAGATTTTATACAACCACTTCACGCGCGAGGCATCCGTGCACATCTCATCATCGGAAACCACGACACCTATTACAAGAATACGAATTCAGTCAACTCCATTCGAGAGTTTTACGAACATGACTTCACTATCTACGAGTCAGCAGCAGAAGTAGAGTTTGA